CAAGCAATGGAACGTGGTTCCGTGTTATTACTTGACGAAGTTGATCTTGCTTCTAACAAGATTTTATGCCTGCAACCTGTTTTAGAAGGTAAAGGTGTATTCATCAAAAAAATTAATCGTTGGGTATATCCAAAAAACGGTTTCAATGTTATGGCCACTGCCAATACTAAAGGTAAAGGATCTGATGATGGACGTTTTATCGGAACAAATATTTTAAATGAGGCATTTCTAGAAAGATTTGCTATTACTTTGGAGCAAGAGTATCCAACTGTTGCTACTGAAAAAAGAATTCTTAAAAATGTATTGGAGGATTTAAATGCATCCAATGATGATTTTGTTGACCGCTTGGTCAATTGGGCAGATATTATTCGTAAAACATTTTTTGATGGTGGTATTGATGAGATAATTGCAACTCGCCGATTAGTTCATATTTGTAATGCTTTTGCAATTTTTGGTGATCGGATGAAAGCAATTCAGATGTGTGTCAATCGATTTGATGATGAAACCAAAACAGCATTTTTAGATCTTTATAGTAAAGTCGATGCTGATGTAAATTATAACCCTGATGGTTCTGTTGAAGGAGGTGAATCTACTGCAGATACCAATTCTGAAGAAACGGTTTCAGAATCACTCTGATTGACTGCATAAATAGAGGATAGTGTTCCATTGAATCTATCCTCTATTTTTTTATGCAATTTTTGGAGATATAATGCGTATAGAAGTAAAAGTCGAAGAACTTAGAAAAAAGAAAATTTTCGTAGCCACACCTATGTATGGTGGTCAATGTTCAGGAATGTTTGCTAAAGCCTGTATTGATCTTGCTACACTGTGTTCCAATTATGGGGTTGATTGTAGATTTTTTTTCATTTTTAATGAAAGTTTAATTACCCGTGCCAGAAATTATTTGGTAGATGAATTTTTAAGACATGATGAATACACTCATTTAATGTTTATTGATAGTGATATACATTTTGATCCTAAAGATGTTTTATCTCTTGCCGTTTTGTGTGATGATGATAAACCAATCGTAGGAGGTCCATATGGTAAAAAATGCATTGCGTGGGAAAAAGTTCGTCAGGCAGTGGATTGTGGCATAGGTGATGAAAATGTAGAAGAGTTATCAAAATTTACAGGAGATTTTGTGTTCAATCCTGTATTAGGCACAAGAGAATTGATGATCACCGAGCCTGTTGAAGTGTTAGAAATAGGAACTGGTTTTATGATGGTTCAGAGAAATGTTTTTGACACTTTTAGAAAAGAATATCCTAGATTTCATTACAAACCTGATCATAATAGATCTGAAAATTTTAAAGGTGATCGATATATTCATGCTTATTTTGATACTGTTATTGACAATGATAGTTATATGCCAGGAGGAGAATCAGGAAATTCTGATAGATATTTGTCAGAAGATTATATGTTTTGTCAACTTTCTAGAAGAATAGGGCATAAAATATATCTATGCCCATGGATGAAACTAGGGCATGTAGGAACTTATGTTTTTGATGGGACAATGGCTGAATTGGGCAGAATTGATACTGCAAATCCTCATGCTTTAGAAAACATGAAAGAAGCGCAGCAATTGAGAGAAAATCGTAGAATAAGAAAAGAAAATAAAATTGCTACTGATGAGATAGAGCAAATTCAGAAAAAAACCATGAATCGTGCAGAAAGAAGGAAAGCATTGAAAAATAAAAACAAATGATGTATAATTATATTTTTAACAACTAGTGGAGATTATGTTATGAAACTCAGTGAACAAACAATTTCTGTTTTGAAAAATTTTTCTCATATTAATAGCGGTCTTTATTTTCAAGAAGGGCAAAAGTTAAAAACTGTGGCGCCGTCTAAGGCTATTTTGGCAGAAGCAACTATTAGTGAAGACATTCCTGCAAATTTTGGAATTTATGATTTGAATAGATTGTTGGGAACTATTTCTTTATTTGAAAATCCTGAAATAGAATTTGCGGAAAAACAGTTAATTCTGAAAGAATCAAATAAAAAGAAGTCTTGTAAATATTCTTATTGCGATGCTTCATTAGTAGTTCGTCCTCCTGAAGGACGACAAGTTCAGCTTCCTACTGAAGAAGTTGATTTTATTTTGAGTGAAACTGTATATAATGAATCCGTTAAGGCTGCTTCTATTCTACAATACCCAGAAATTGCGGTGGTGGGTAATGGTAAAACTATGGAAATTGCTATACTTGATTCTAAGAATCAAATGTCAGACGAATTTTCACATGAGGTAGGAGAAACACCTTTTGCTTTTAAATTTATATTTAAGGTAGAAAATTTTAGTAAATTGATGTCTAAAGAATATAATGTTATTCTTTCTTCTAAAGGTCTTTCTCGTTTTGATAGTTCTGATGATACGTTATTATATTATATGGCACTTGAGCCTACATCTACATTTGAGGGTTGATAATGAAAAATCATGAATCATTTTTATGGGTTGAAAAATATAGACCGCAAAAAATTGATGATTGTATATTGCCGAACAGTATAAAAGAAATTTTTCATAAAATTGTTCAAGATGGACGTATACCAAACATGATACTTGCAGGTGGTCCGGGAATGGGTAAAACTACTGTTGCCAAATCACTTTGCAATGAGATAGGTTGTGATTGGTTAATGATTAATGGTTCAGAGGAATCTGGAATTGATGTTCTTAGATCTAAAATTCGTGGTTATGCATCAACTGTTAGTTTTGATGGAGGTCGTAAGGTTGTAATTTTAGATGAGGCCGATTATTTGAATCCTCAATCAACTCAACCTGCTTTAAGATCATTTATTGAAGAATTTGAGAAGCATTGTTCTTTCATTATGACTTGCAATTATGCTAATAGAATTATATCTCCTCTTCATTCTCGTTGTCAAGTGGTTGAGTTTAAGATAAATAAAGAAGAGAAAGTTCAAGTAGGTGCACAATTCGGTAAACGTCTTTATTCTATATTAGAAAAAGAAAACGTTGAATACGATAAGAAAGTTGTTGCTGAAATTTTGTTTAAGCATTTTCCAGATTATCGCCGTATTATTAATGAACTTCAAAAATATTCTTCTTATGGTAAAATAGATTCAGGAATTCTTTCTCAGGTATCTGAGATTAATTTAAAAGAATTGATGAATTCTATGAGAGATAAAAAATTTAATGATGTTAGAAAATGGGTTGCTGAAAATATAGATAGTGATTCTCATAAAATTTATCGTAAGCTGTATGATGCTGCTTCTGAATATGTTGAAACAGCATCTATTCCTCAACTAGTATTAATACTGGCCGATTATCAATATAAATCAGCATTTGCTCCTGATCAGGAATTAAATCTGGTCGCTTCTCTTGTAGAGATTATGGTAGAGTGCCAGTTCAAAGGTTAAATGAAAAAAACATTAATAGCCTTGTCATGTTTTTTGATGACAACTACAGGTTATGCACATGATAATGAAACAAAAGGATCTTATGGTTTGTATGAATATCCTTCGCCAGAAACAGGAATGTTTTTCTACACCTGTACATCAGGAATAGCGACTATTCCAGGTATGGTTGAAAAAATAGGTCCAATAGAAAATGCGATAAGAATATGCTCTTGTATATTAGATAAATTTCGTAGTACATATACGCATGAACAAATGACACAATTAAACAATACGGAATGGTTGAAAGGAGAATCGCAGAGATTTGGATATGAATGCTATGTAGAATTCTTTGATAAAGAATCTAAAACTGCTCCGATGATACCTTTAAAATTAAATGAAACAATTTAAAATTATATTATGAATAAACTTACACCTTTTGATTTTATAAAAGATATTTCTCATGTAAAAAAAAATATCATGAGAGATGATGTTGATAATGAAATTGAAAAACAATATAATGCATTTATTGTAAACAGAGGTTTTTCATATTTCATGGATACGGTCGTATATGCCAATGAAATGAATGTCAGACCTGGCGTGGATTCAAAACTTCAATTTGATTTTTTGATAAATACAGTTAGGCAGAAGAAACGTTATTCTAAATGGCATAAAGCAGAACAGAGTGATGACATTCAAATTCTTAAAGACTATTATGGATATAATATCCATAGAGCAAAAGAAGTTTTGCCATTACACTCTAAAGAACAATTGCAGTTCATTAGAGAAAAACTTGACAAAGGTGGTTTGAAAGGAGAATAAATGACCTATGAGATAGATAATATGGTTGAGGTCAGTCTTAAAGAAAAGGATGATTTTCTTAAAGTTAAAGAAACACTCACTAGAATTGGTGTGGCAAGTAGAAAAGAAAAAACACTTTATCAATCTTGTCACATTTTACATAAACAACAAAAATATTATATTGTTCACTTTAAAGAACTTTTTGCATTAGACGGTAAACCTTTTAATTTTGGTGATGTGGATAAAGCGAGAAGAAATACCATAGCTAATTTATTATCGGAATGGGAATTATTGACATTGATCGATCCATTAAAAACGGAAGAACCTATTCTTCCGTTGAATCAATTGAAAATTATTTCTTTTGGAGAAAAAAATGAATGGACTCTCACCCCTAAATATAATATTGGCAAGAAAAAGTGAAAAATCAAATGATTTTTTTATTTTGAGTGATACACATATAAACACAATTTTTAAATATGAATAAAAGAGAATAAAAATGGTTTATGAAGTAAAGGAGTTAGGAGTTTTTAAGTTACACGATACTGTAAAAATACCAGAATATGCGACAGAATCATCTGCATGTTTTGATTTGTGTGCATATTTGACCAATGGAATTGTTATAGATTTTTTTGAACCAAATAATAAAAAAAATGAATTAGTTGTTACTGACAGCAGATTAGTCATGATACCCAACTATAGGTATATGATTCCTACAGGTTTGATTTTTGATATTCCACATGGTTATCATATAAAAGTTCATCCAAGATCAGGTCAATCAATTAAACAAGGATTGATTACAGTAAATAATACTGGTATAATTGATGAAGACTATGTGGAAGAGTGCAAATGTCTAATGGTGAATACAAGTGGTATAAATATAAGTATAAAGAACGGAGAGAGAATTGCACAGGCAGAAGTTTGCAAGGTCGAACCAATTTGTATAAATATTACTGAGGAAAGACCGACACAGAAAACAAATAGAGATGGCGGTTTCGGATCAACGGGTCAATAAATGAAAACATTTATAGAGAAAAGAAAAGAACTACAGGAAAAAGGTATTTCAAGAGTTTCGAAACATATATCAGAACATGATTATGGTTTTTTAACTTCATTTAGAGGCTATAGAGATTGCGGAAAAGGAACTAAATATACAACAAAAGAAAATTTACAGCGCAATAAATCACTATTGGCTAA